TTTAAATGACAATTTGCCTGTGCGAACAAACTGTTCAATAGCTTGTTCCATATTTCTAAACACAAGTTGATTAACTGCTTTTAAATGAATAAGCCGCTCTTCAAGCTCTGCAAATGCATCAGCTCGATTTTGTAGCGCAATTTCTTCAGCAATTAATTCATTTTGTCTGTCTAAGCTTAGTTCCTTGTTAGCACGAATACGAGCAATTTGCTGCTCAAGCTTTAAACGGTTAAGAGCAATCTTTTGCTCTTTCTCGCTCATAAAAATGCTTTCAGCAAAAAACATTAATTTTTTCTCTTCTGTTTCAAGAGAATCTCTTCTTGTACGCTGCTCGTTTGCAAATTCCTCATATTTTTGACGAGAAATTTCTGCTCTACGTTGTTCTCTTTCTTGTTCAATAGCAGCAAGTTTTAACTCGTATTCTTCTCTTCGTTTTTCAGCAAATACATAATTTTCTGCAATGTTATTCTTGTGATACTCGTTAAATGCCTCGTCTGCTTTTTTGCGGGCCTCTAAATCAATACGAGTAAATTTATCTGCGTTCTCTACATCAATCTGAAACCGTAAATCAGCACGAGCCTTAGCAATTGATTCTTCAATTGCCAATTGTTTTGTTTTGCCGCCAGCCGCATCGTATTTGCTAATATCACCGCGAATTTTTGCTGCGTCATCTGCTTTCTTCGCGGACTCTGCAATTTCTTTTTCGTACTTTTCAGCATACTCACGGTATTGCTGCATGTACAAATCAAAAATTTGTTTTTGCTTAGGACTTAAATTTGGAAGAGAGTTAAGCTTTCCTAATACTTCAGAAATACGATTTAATGCATCAAGACTTGTTTCTGGTGCGCCAATCTGTTTAATGGTGTCGACAAAGTTTGAGACTGTTCTGGTTAGCTTTGACCACCAACCTTCAGAAATCTCTAGCTTTTTCTTTTGCTCATCAAGACTCTTGTTAAGAAGTTCTGCGGTTATACGAGCAGCTTCTGATTTTTGGCCAGCTTTTTCTAATGCTTCAATTTGCTTATATTGAGCAAAAGTTAAAAAGTTGTACTGTTCGTTTAGCTTTTTGGCTGATGATGCGCTGCCGTCAAATGATGGAATTAAGTTTCTGGCAACTATATCAGCAGACTCTCCAGACAATCTGGACACATTTGCAATTACGCCAGCCAAAGGACCCATTTGCTCGGCAGTAAACCGACCGGTCTTAGCAAGCTCAGAAATAATATCTTTTGCGTCAGAAACACTAACGTTAAATTTATTGCCAATCTCAGCGGACAAATTTCTAAACGAATCAAAAGTTAAACCAGCAGCTCCGCCGGTCAACGCAATATTATTTCTAAACTCTTTAAACTCTTTGTTGCCTTGGTATGCCAAATAAGCCAAACCACCCAAAGCACTGCCAAGGCCCACAACAGCCACACGAGTGATACTTAATGATTGAGCAATACCACGGAATAAGTTACCAAATCCGCCAAACTGGTCGCGCAACTGACCACCCTGCTGAATCATAACGATTAACGGGTTTTGGCCAGAAGCAAGGCCGGTCAAAATGTCGGTGGTCTGATAAGCAAGCGCAGCTCGTTGCTGCACGTTCATCTGAAACGCTTTTGAACCTGCTTGATATAACTGTTTCTCTTTTGCAATGCGCTCATCAAGAAGGCGAGCTTCTTTAATCATTGCCTCTTGAATGTCTTTGCGCTGTCGACCTAAATTCTCGTATTTGCCGCCCTCAGCAAATTGACGTTGCATTTTTTCGGCATTTGATACTTCTCTGCCGTAATCTTGAACGGCTTGCCGAATAAGGTTAATTTCTTTGGTTGCTGCTTTTGCTTCGCGCTCAACCGCATTTTTTAGGGTTTTGGTCTTAGCAATAGCCTCATTAACATCAGTAGAAAACTCTGCTGTTTCAAGACCTAAAACAACTCCAAGACGAGCAATATTTTGGCTGGCCATTACCTAATCCCTTGTCTACGCAGCTTTTTGACGTATTGCGGAATTATCTCCGATAACGAGTTCTTCAGGATAGTCAAAACGTTATCAACGTTACTTGCCATTGCTGGCCTTAAAAAGGGTTGCGCTGCCATTTTGGTTGTACCAAATTCGTTAGCTAATGACACCGCAGACTTTTTAACAGATACCACTGCAATTACTGCATCATGGTCGTTAACAAAATAGGATTGCTTGTCTTTCTGATTTGGAATTCGACCGTCAATTCGGATTGTCTCCTTCATGTGAATTCCTGTTTTGTTTGGTGGGCCAAGAGCTGCTAATGAATAAGCTGTTTGAGCAACTGGAACCATTGCTTCTTTTGCGGCTTTTGCCAGTGTATTTCGAGCAACTAAGTCTGAGCGCCAAACCTGTGAAAGGTTAATGAGCGTGCGCTCAAATTCGGCAAACCCTTCCAGCCTAACTGTTTGCTTGGCCATTATTCCCCCTTAAATTTTGGAGAGTTTGGTGCCGTTTTAGTAAAAGCCATCAAATTCTTTGTTATGTGATGGAACTTTTCTTCTTCAGTTAACGGCGGAATAATGTACTCATGCATGAACGGCAAAATGTCCTGCATCTTATAAGGCGTTGTATCTGGCCGCAGCTTGGAATTGAGGTTGCCGGTGGTAAGCGCAGACAAAGCCAGAAGCACTGACTTTGGTCCCAACATCCCATCGCTAATCATTACCTCAATGTTCCGCATATCGTCCGTAGGTATGTTGTCGGGACATCCGCCATGAGCGTAGACATACGCCCTGGCTTGTTGGCGAACGTCCCTAGTTAGTTTTTTTTCGCATCTTTATAGCCAGGTTGAATCACCTCAGAAATCTTCTCAAGCAACTCAAATTGCACTTGCAGCGGGAACGCTTCTTCCACATCTGCGTATGTAATGTCCTGCATAGAGCCGTTCTCAGGCACTAACAATTTGATGTATTCAAGGATGCGCTGCTCCATTTGCAGCACTGCTGTTGCCGTTTCTTTTGTAGAACGACCATCAATAATGATGTCATCGTTTGTGACTTCTACACCATCAACCTTTTCGGTTGATAGCACATCACGCATTTTGCCAATCCGTGCATTCAACGCTTCTTCAGAAACGTCTGCAATTCTGACCATCATTTCTTCTAGCTCTTTGGTAAGCGGCACGCGAACTTTAAATGTATGCCCCGCAAGCTCAAAAGACTTAGTGCGAATCGATTCATTGATGTTTAAAACGCCTGCTAATTTTGTCATGTGTTATCACCTTTTATTAATTTCAAATAAATAGCATTGTTCAGTCGAAGAGCGTAGTCCGCTACTTCTTCTGGACTCATCTTGTCAGCATGATTAATTGCAATCTGATATGCGGTAAAAATACCGACAATCTTTTGCTGAGGAAATCCAAACCAATTCTTTTGACCAGAATTGGCTTGAGATACTATGAAAGTTAAAAGGTCGTCTGCGTTGTCTATTATCATGTTATGTAGAAAGCCCCCTTTCGGGGGCCTATTTATCAGGTGTCGTTGGACCAACCGTACTCGTTGCCGCCAACCGGGTGCAGGGTAAACATAAATTTACCTTCTGCTGCGGGAGACATATCCCACTGGAGGCCACCAACACGGGCGTTAAATGCGTAAGCAACAGTGTCCGAACCGTCATAAACAGCTACAACATAAGTACGGATGGTCGTGCCGTTGTAACCGTCAGCACGAATCTGAAGCATAGCGGGGTCAGCCGGGTTCCATGCTGCGGTAATAGTCAGCGAGGTAACCTGGTTCTGAGTAGTGATTTTTGCACCAGTACGGGCACCGGCCACAGAGTACGTTGCGGAAGCATCATCAGCACCAAATGCGGGAATAGCTTCTACCGGAACCTGAATACCAGCAGTGCCTGTGCCACCAGCGGACGAGCCAATAATGTCAGCAACCTGAGCTGTCCATGTGGACAGTTGTGCCACTGTCAAAGGTGTCGGGGTTACGTCATCTTGCATCCACAGGGTGGCTACATATCCCGGTAAGACTTTATTAATCAATGCCATTTTTTAATCCTTTATGAAATAGTTAATAAATACTGTCTTATGCTGGAATATCCAAGGTGCAATCCAAAATAATTTGGTTTAACCCCAGTTCATTGTCGTAGGTATTGTATAGCCAGAAAACATCTGCTTTGGCTACAAAAAACCCAGATACTCCGCCAAACTGGCCAGAGTAACCATGCAATGATTGTAATATGGTGTTGCTTAAATTAAAAGCATCTACCATTGACTGTGCAAAGACACTGATTTGGAACACAGGGCGGTCAATGCCCTTGTTCGATTGTGTTTGACCCGTGTAAACAGGCTGATGAACATCACGCAATTGCCAGGTTAGAAACTTAGGCTGAGTTGCGTAATTTCTGTTAAACATTGCGTATACCGGCACTGGCGTAACAATACTTGCCAGTTGTGCCTGGATGGCTTGCGCGTATACGGCTGGGTTTAATTGAGCGGCCATGTCAAACCGGTGTGGTTGGGTCGTTGCGATAGCACATGAAGGTAACTTTCATGCGGTCATTTGACTCTCGCACATCGGTTATCCGCCACTGATTTCCACGCCAAGTAAGACTATAAAGATTTTGATTGTCGACCATTTGCTTCATATTTGGCGTGTAATTAAACGTCAGGTTTACTAGGTCAGAATAGACCCGATAACGGTCAGCAATACGAACGCTATTGTTAACGTCAGCAACCAACGCCCTCGAAGTAAACCAAGGGCTAGTTGATGTAGTGTATTCACCATAATTGTTAACACCATTCGTGATGTTGTTAATGGTTACGTTTTCATAGCGTGTAATCGACATTACATCACCAATGGCTTATATGGCCGCAGCAACTGCTTTACGCCAAACGGAATCTCTTTCAGTTTATCGACAGTTGTGTCGCTACGGTTGTTATACAAGTGAGTGAAAAGAAGCAACCCTGCCTGCTTGACCACGGGATATTGGGCCACAAAATTGGCGTTCACCGTAAACTCGCATTGAACAGGGTTAGCTATATTTTGAGCCAGCGGCGATGGCAAGCTCGGAATGACAACGCGGTTACCAGTCGGGTCGAAGTAATATGACGTAGCTGGCAGCACCGTCTGGGCCGCGTTATTTGTTCCCAGGTAATAAGACACTGAATTAATTGTCACACCAGACGAGCCGGGTGATGCTTCAGGCAAGTCTAAAAACACCGCAGTATTGGCCAGACCTGGGTCAGCGTAATAGGTGCGATAAGTGGTCGAAAACAATGA